GGAAAGCTAACATCTTTTGATGCAAATGGATTCTTTTTGTCAGCAGGAGGGGATGTAAACCCCAGTCAAGATATGGTAGCTTGGTGTTGGAAAGGCGGAGGCGATGCGGTTTCTAATACAGATGGAACTATAACAAGTCAAGTTAGTGCTAATACAGATGCTGGGTTCAGTATTGTGAAATATAGCGGAAATGGAACAGTAGGAGCAACAGTAGGACACGGACTATCTTCTGCTCCTGAATTTACTATAATCAAGAAACTTGATACTGTTGGGTATTCAGGTGGTAATTGGGTTGTAGGATACGGTTCTTACAATACAGATTTGTATTTAAATAATACTGGAGCAGCAGGTACTATTAATTATTTTTGGAATTCCGCTCCAACATCAACGGTGATTGAATTTAAAAATGATTGGTTTGTAAATTATAATGGTTCAGAATATATTATGTACAACTTCCATTCAGTAAGCGGATATAGTAAGATAGGGAGTTATAGTGGAACAGGTTCGTCAGGTAATGCAATTACAGGATTGGGTTTTGAGCCAAACTGGTTGATAGTTAAGCGTACAGATGTAAGTGGTAATTCTTGGCTTATTGTTGATAACAAAAGAGTAGAGAGTAATGGAAATTTATCAGAATTATTTGCAGATACATCATCTGCTGAAAGTGGTTCAGGTTATGATATTGATTTTACATCTGATGGGTTTACATTAAACACAACCACAAGTAATGCTAATGCTTCAGGCACAAACAACTACATCTATATGGCATTTAAATAAAAATAAGAAATGTTATATTTTCAAAAATAGAGTGAAATTAAAATAAGATGGAAGATTTGAAGATATTTGGAATATACGGATTGAATATAGGAGCATTGGCATTTAGTTTTAGCGAGATAAACCCTGCTATACAATTCTTAGTGCTTTTAGCTACTTTAACTTTTACGGTAATTCAAATAGTTAAAGCCCTTAAGAAGTAATGCAAAACGGAATACAAGTATCACAACATCAAATCGAGGGTGTAAGATATACCAAAATTAAACAACGTTTCAAACAACTATTTAGACCACTTAGTAAATGAAACTTAAATACTTTAAACTTGAAGAATTTGACAGTCCTGATTTTAAAGGGAGTGGGATTAATATGGATAGTGATTTCCTTACAATGCTTGACAATGCTCGTGATATCGCACAAATACCGTTTAAAATCAATTCAGGGTATAGAACCAAAGAAAGAAACGAACTTGTTAAAGGAAAACCCAACTCCAGCCACCTTATTGGCAAAGCAGCGGATATATCCTGCAAGGGTTCGAGAGAAAGATGGATTATACTTGATTCCCTTATTAAAGCAGGATTTAATAGGATTGGTATTGCTGACACCTTCATACACGTTGATTCAGACGAAAGTAAATCACCAAGCGTCATTTGGACATACTAATACAGTTGGTAGTACATTATGCTTAAATTTTTATTAGGTATTTTAAAGGGTAATAACGGAAATAAATCTGCTGTTGGTAGTTTAGCTTGGGAGATAAGAGAAGCTATTAAGGGCAAAGAATTAGACCCCAAAGAATTAATAGAATTACAAACAAAAATAAATGAAGCAGAAGCACAGCATCGTAGTTTATTTGTTGCTGGTTGGAGGCCTGCTATTGGTTGGGTTTGCGGTTTGGCTTTTGCTTATCATTATATTGCCTTTCCAATTATTAGAACTATATATCCGAGTGTTGAGTTTCCTATTTTGGAAACAGAACCTTTATTTACAGTTCTTTTAGGTATGTTAGGATTGGGTGGTTTAAGAACTTTTGAGAAACTAAAAGACAAAACAAGGTAATGGCTAAACAAATAACAAGTAACTACCACAAGAAGCCTAAACAAAAGCGTAAGGGCATACACGCTAAAAGCAAAACAAGTAGCCTAAAATCAAGTAAACTTTACAGCAAGAAATATAAAGGACAGGGTAAATAATTATAATTAATTATGAACATCTATTTACTTTGTCAAAAAAAAAGACTACCTTTGGTGGGTTAGTGGGAGATAATGTTTAACTAATTAATATATACTTAATACTATGGAAGATACTACTATTAGACAATTAGCTGAAAAGATTGCTAAAGATTTTGCAATTTCTGTAAAAGAACGTACAGATTTACTTTTACAATTAGATGCAAACCAATATACTAATTTAGGTACTGATAGTCTTGGAGGTGAGAAAAAAAAAATAAGGGCTGATAGTAAGTATATTTACCGTATGATACAGGGTATAGACGAATCATTGGGTAATAGTTTATTAAAATCAATGGATGCGTAAAACTATGCCTAAGACTGCTAAAAAACCAACACGAAGTAAACTTGTAAAAAAGTTGGATGTAGTATTTAGTAAGTACATAAGACTAAGTAGCGCAGATAAAAGAGGTATGTGTACTTGTGTTACTTGCGGAAAACAATACCATTGGAAAAACATACAAGCAGGTCATTTTATGAGTAGGAAACATTACTCAACACGTTGGGATGAAAGTAACGTAAAACCCCAATGCTGTGGATGTAATATGTTTAAACAGGGTGAACAATATAAATATTCAATTTTTCTTGGTTCGGAACTTGCAAACGACTTATATTTGAAAAGTAAAGAAACCGTTAAATTTAGTACTACAGACTTAGAAGAAATGATTGATGAGTACACTACTAAATTAAAACCTTTTCTGTAATTTTAATTGTTTTATTGTTTTGTTTAAGGGGTGGCTTTTAGTTGCCCCTTTTTTTTTATTTAATTTTTTTTATTATATTTGTACGTTGTTTTAATCTATTCATTTTACTAAAGGGGTTAACTGATATAGTTGCCCCTTTTTTTATTTAAAAAAAAATTACTATCTTAGCAATATGAAATATTATAAAGTAGCAGAACTTCAGGGCGAGGTCTTGGAACTGCGAGAAGAAAACGAACAACTTAAAAAACAATTAGCAATTCAAAACGGTATTAGTTATGGACAAGACACAACTTTACATTATTAAGCAAAATGCACTTACTAATGCTAATGTATTTTGGCAGAAGGAAGAAAGCAAGACACCTGAAAAAGTGCTAGGTACTGCACAACAATTTGCAGATTGGGTAGTAGGTGGACAAAGTAATTCAGTAGCTGATTTACCTATAATACCTGACAATGAAAAAAAATGGCTAAACAGAAACACTCCTGATTTTTATAGTATGTTAGAATACATAAAACGAGGTGGAACGGTTAAGCAGATAAGAAACAAATACAAAGTTTCAAAAGAAGTTGAATCAGAATTAAAAGGATTATAATGAATTTACAAGGAACTATTAAATTAATAAACGAACCTGTAATGATTAGCGACAAGCTAACTAAACAACAGATGGTGCTTACAATAGACGAAGACACCAAATATCCTCAAAACATTGCTGTAGAGTTTATGAATAAAAACGTGGACATACTCAAAAAGCACAAGGTAGGAGAAAAGGTATCTGTAAATATTAACCTTAGGGGTAATGAATACAATGGCAAGTAATATAATAACGTTGTTGGATGGAGCGTTGCAACGGTAGTAAAAAACGAAGTAACCAACGCACAGCAAAACCCAGCGAGAGAACTTGAAACTGATTTACCATTTTAACAATAGGGGGGCAACTGCCCCCTTTTTTTTATGCTTAAAAAACTTAAAGAAGGAGATAAATTTCCTAAAGACTTTTGGAATTACAATATTAACCCTATATTAGGGTACGAATATATACCCGAAAGAAGAAACACTAAAAAGGAAAAAATTAAATATGGTTTAGGTAATAATGAAATAAGATGATAGCACAAAGCAAAACAATAAAAGACAAAATACTTGACATTAAGTATGGCAGGGTAAAAGAAGGACTAAAAATAGGAATACCTGAAATAGACGAATACATACGGTATAAGCAGGGTAATTTTAATTTAATAATTGGACACGCAAACGTAGGTAAGACTACTATAATATGCTACTTGTTTACCGTGTGGGCAATAAAACACAAACTAAGATTTCTTATATGGTCAAGTGAAAACACACCCCAAAGCATACTAAGAAAGATAATAGAGTTTAAAATGAATAAGCCCATACATACTGCGCCCGAAGAACAAATAGAAAAGGCAATGCAATGGGCAGACACTTATTTTAAAATTATAGATGTAGAAGAACTTTACACTTATAAAGACTTACTAAAAGAAGCACAGGCAATAAAGAACGCTTGGAATTATAACGCAATACTTATAGACCCTTATAATAGTTTAAGTAAAGACCATCAGCTTTTAAAATCAGTAGGTGGACACGAATACGATTATCAGGTGGCAAGTGAGTTTAGAATATTTGCTAAAAAACAAAATGTAACCGTTTATTTAAATGCTCACGGTGTTACCGATGCTTTGCGTAGAACACACGTCAAAGGACACGAATACGAAAACCTGCCAATGCCTTTAGGTCTTGCAAGTGTTGAGGGTGGAGGTAAATGGAGTAACCGTGCGGACGATGTAATAAGTTGCCACAGGTACACTTCAAGTGAAACCGATTGGATGTTTAGCCACT